TTATTTTGTTGTTTCGCTAACTGTTCTAATTGTGTACTTGTTAAGTTGGCGGCGTCAACCATCTTAATGATTTCTTGACCGTTTTCATCCTCAGCCTTCATAGCAATCTGAACTCTACCACCCTTAATTTCACCCATATTAGCAATTAAGTCAGCGGTTTCTTCATCATAACCCATACCACCAATCATATCTAACTTCTTGGTTCTCTCAGCAGATTTAATAGCGGTTTCAGCTAACGTCTGATAGTCCATACCTGTTAACTTAGCTGCTTCTCTTAACCTATACATTTCAGTAACAGGTATATCAAATTCACCCGTTTTTTCGTTAAATACTGCAGCACCTTCAGCCATACCAACAATAGAATCTTGTAGACCTTCCATATCAGTTTGAGCCATATGTAACAACTTAAATGGGTCACCTAAGTCTCCAACAGCCCCTCCTAACATCTGAAATCCTGCGGCTGTTTCTATCGCCTTTTCAGGTTCTAATAATCCTTCAGCCATACTAAAGGTTTTACCGACATCAATCCTCAACGCCTGTGCCTTTGCAACCATTCTAGAAAAACCTTCAACACCATCCTTAAAGTTGTATGAAGATAACATTTTAATATTTTGACCAATACCTTTCATGAACTGACTGACATTAATACCATATGACCTAGCCATATCTTGCATTTCACCAATCTTTTCAATGGCGTAATCAGTTCCTTGTCCCATAGTTGCAAACCCTTCAGTAATTGTGGCTATCTCAGCGGAGGTAACACCGGCGTTTTTAGCTAATACCTGCATACCTGTTATTTGTTCTGAAGTCAGTAAAGTATTTACTTGCATCACTTCATTAATTTGTTTCATTAGATTTAAATTATCATCTAATGTAATACCAAATTCAGCGGTCATATAAGTGGCTTCAGCCATAGTAGCGTTTAACGCATCTCCAACGGCGTGGGCATTACCCATACTTTCTCTCGCTAACTTATAACTTAAATCTTGTAGTTTTGCGGTTTCTTGTAAAACAGTACCAGGACTCGCTAACGCCTTACCAAGGTTAACTAATATTTTACCTACGTTAGCATCCGCTAAACTAACCGCCCTATTTAAACCTTCTACCGCATCTGTTGCTTTTTCAGTACCGGCAATGAAACCCGCTAAATTTTTACCTGCGTCCGCAGCTGCACTTCCTGGTGTTGTTTGAAACATTTAATAAACTTTTTATATAAATAGTTTATCTTTTAGATTTCATCTTATCTATCTGTTCAGCCCTTTTTTCAAACTCCTCAACTAACTTATTAACAAAAAACCTCCTTTCATATGTCGGCATAACCATTATATCTCTATAAGAGAAGTTTGCGTGTTTTACTAAATAGTAGATTTCATCGAGCAGACCTACCCTATATTCAGAAGAAAGGCCGAAAAAACTCCACCCCAAATGTGACTCTTATTGTCACTTGTTCTCCTGACGGGGCGGTTACTGTTCTGTTAAGATTTAATCTTGGCTCGGATTCGTTTAAGTATTTTCTAATAAACTTAGAATCCATTATGGGCATGTTTAATACATATTTCGCAATATGTTCTCTATCTTGATTTCCATCAATACTAACAATTTGTCTTTCAAGTTTAGTAGTAATTGTTGGAGGTACAACACCTGGAGGGTATTTAGACATTAACTTATTAATCTCTTCGTTTTCACCCATAGTAAGTAATCTACAAAGTACCGAATTACCACTTTTTGGTAATTTAATCTCAAACAATCCTTCACTATTTGGTTCGTTTTCTACTTCGTTAAAATCTAACTCATCTAATCTAACGGTATGGTTAAACTCGTTGTTTGTACCGGGGTCTCTTAAAACAAAATTATAGTCAGGACCGAAAGAAGTGTTTCTTAAGAAGATTAGAATCGCCTCCAAATCACCCTCCAACAAATCTTCAACTCTTAAATCCGGTTCATAAATTTTGTTCTTAACTAATTTATTAACCACATTGTCAGTTCTACTTGCGGAAATCAAAATGTTTTCATCTTGTGCGGTTAAATAACCGACTTTAACACTTTTTTTCTTGTTTTTATAGAATTTACCTTGCGAAGGAAGAGTTACCACATCATGTGGTAAATTAAATTCTTGTTGTCCGTATTGTTTTGAATCTTCCATAATTTTACATAAAAAAAAACCATAGGGAATAAACCCTATGGTTAAATATATAACTTAATGATTTTTTATCAATAGTATTAGTAAACCAAAATACATCTATCAGGACGTAATGTTGCTGTAATTGTTGCCAACGCATCATCACTATATCCTAAACTATCAAAGTTAACATCAGTTAAGAAAGTACCCTGTAAAATCCACTTTTCAACCGCAACTCCTGTTGGGTCTAACATTTCAAGGTCAAGGTCTTTTTTATATCCTGCCGCGTAACCCATACGACCTGTTACTGATTCTGCAGTTAATCTAACCCACTCCATAAGTGCTTGTGAAGCTGAAGGTCCGATTGGGTCTCTAAACGTTACGTTAATCGTATTCCACGTAAATCTACCTGCAACATATGTTGAGGTGTTTAAGAACGGAATCTCTGTTGCGTTTATCTGTACGTTTGGTCTTGAAGTAGACTCAACGTACCACGAATTTATACCTAATGAAGAAGGAAAACTAAGGATAAATCTATTTTTCCTTTTTGGTTCATACGGTACGGGCATTTTCATTAATAAATCAGCCATAGTATTTTGGTTTTAAATTTCTTGTTTATTTAATTATAAATATCAGCTAAAAACTTTTTTCTCTTTACTTTTACTTTTTTCGTAGTAAAATCTCTAACTAGAAGTTAAAAATTAAAGAATATTATACTTCTTTCTTTTCTCCTCCTTTTGTTAAATAAGTTTTAACTGGACTTTCATCTTCATATTCTTTATCTAAAAATGATTTTATTGATTCAATATTACCTGGGTCGTCATCAGAAAAACCAATCTGAGGTACAAAATTGTTAGTTACATCATTAGTAAATGATACTTTTTTACCTAGTTTTTGACTTTGATACTTAACATAGTTAATAAATTCTCTTAATGCTTTTATTTTACCTTCTTCAGGGTTAGAAGCGGACCCCTCACCGTAAGTTACAGGATGGTATTTACACATGTCCAAATACTCTTTAATTAATAATTGGTCATCTTTCATAACCTCTCCCGATAAATCACGATACTCTTTTAGATTATTTATTAGAGTCTGAGCGTTAATACCATTATGGTTAGTCACAATCATATTGTATATTGACTCTCTTAAAACTGACGGTGTATGACCCCTTGCTGTGATGATGGCAAAAATAGAACCACCGTTTATACATTCCACAAAATCACTCCATGAAGGACCAGGTTCTGCTAAAAGTGAATCAACAATGAACTTTTTATCACCACTAACACCAAAATTTCTATAAGGGTCTTCGGCATAACCAACAATAATTTCACCTTTATAATCAAAAGGTTCCTGTCCTATTCTTTGTCGGTATTTAGCAAAGTCCTCGGTAGACATACCTACCTCGTAACCTTCTTCAGTACTTAACATTATTTGAGTTGGCATAATAACAATGTTGTCATCCCAGTCAAAAGCATAATACTTTAAATCAGGTTGACCTTCCTCAATACCCTCCTTAATAAAGAATAAATCGTTTAGATTTTTTTTTATTATTGTTTTTAGACTCATAAAAATTACTTATTTAACTTCTCTATTAATCTTTCTAATTGAGACTCAGTCATAATTATATTCTGTGGTTTTTCAGAATAAGTCTTAACACCGTTACTCTTCATTTCTAAAGACTCTCTTAGGTTTTTCTTTTTGAATTCCATATTATTATTTTTTTTAAACGTTTAAATATAAATTGATAAATGGGGGACACCGAAGTATCCCCCATTATATAATTATCAGATATCCTCAAAAGACGCTCCTGTTGGAGTAATCAAGAATTCAATATCAATAAATTCAAGTGCTCTTGTTGGTTTTAGATATATCTTACCTACTAATTGGTTAGCATCTAAATCCTCAGGAGTGTTTTGAACAACAACTCTAAAGTCAATTAAACCTCTATCTCTTCTGATACCATCTAAGATTGGGTTTACTGAATCCAAGAACTCTTGTCTTACTTGGTCATCATTTTGTTCAAACAACAACCTAACCGCAACTGCCGAAATTAACTTACGAGCTTGTAATAACAATCTTCTAACATTAATTCTGTCAAGTGCAGATTCCTTAATTTGTGTGGTTTTGTTACCCCAAATTACGGTACCGACATCTGAGAAGGTCGCGATTGGGTTAATTCTACCTTTATAAAGAATGTCTCTATCGTCTTGAGTTAACTTCTTACGTGCCTTAATACCGTTAACAAGACCTCTCGTGTAACCCGCCGATGCGAACCATGGGAAAGCGATATTATCAGTTAACGCTAAGTTTCTTGTAACCTCCGCAGTTGGTGGTAAGTAAACTTGTGTGTTATTAACAGTATCTCTTGTTAAAATCCATGGGTAGTAAGTTGCGGTGTAGTTTGAATCTATACCTGTATCTTCTAAGTTTTCAGTTGCCTCTTGTGGGTAAATGAAATCTGTTGTGAAGTCAGATGTTGTGTTGGTAAACATCTGATAATCAGGTGTAGTACAAATGTAAATAGAGTCCGCTCTATCTGTCTCAATCATTTCAATCGCGTTTTCAACAAGATTAGAGTTATTAACATAGTCAATACCAGGTGTAGTAAACACGTTGATGTTTACCGCCTCAGGGTTTACAAATGTCCACTGTCCCCATAGGTATGCGTAATAGTCACTATTACCCCAGTCTTGTTTGTCTGGACCTGAGATAGTTCTGAACGCACCCCAACCCGTACCGTTAGGGAATCGTATAGAAGGCGCCGCTCCTTTTAAGTAACCACTATTACCTAAAATAAATCTATCACCATTTGTTCTGTATTCTCTGTAAATATCCCATCCGTCAAAACCACCAGTTGGAATTAATGTAAACTTACGTGAGTTTAATCTGTAGTATGGACTTGTAGAACCTGGCTCACTTCTAAATTCTGCCGAACCGACCTCAAACGCTGAAGTACCTGATGTAGTGTAAGCCGCTGGAATTGTAACAACAGTAGCCCCTGAATCCATGTGGAAACCTTTCGTTAGTACCGCCCATGGTGAAGACTCAGTAGCGTTCTCTAAATCGGTTGGGTTTTGTTTACCTTTATATGATGCGAAGTCAGAATCAATACCGACCGTATTTGAGACACCTAAGTAGACTTTTCTTGGGTTATCTCCCGAACTTCTTGTTAAGTTATCTCCGTTAGCCGTACCAAATGGGGGGTTATATAGAACTTCACCCGCCTCATCATACTTTGTTTTATAAATTAAATGAGGTGATTTATATGTTGTATATTGTCTCGTTTGGTATCCTCTAAATCCACAAGGTAATGCATCTATTGGTGCTTCCTCGTTCAATTCTAACATAATGTATCTTGACTTAAGTTCAAAATCACCGTTAGCTGTACCAACCTTCTTACCAACATAACTGTTTAAGTTAGGGTCCATAGTACAATTTGTAAACTTCTCAAGTACTACAGGTGCTGAGTCAGTATCATAAAAATCTCTAACAATAATATCAAAAGTTAAATTGTTAAATGAAATATTAGCTAAAGATATTTTAATTTCTCTGTTTGCATTATTACCATCAGAAATTGTGATAAACTTAAATAGGTTAAACACTTCATTACCACGTAGTTCTGAAACTACGAAAGGAGTAGATGGGGTTTGATATCTATCTAAGTACCAACCGATACCTGTATTATCATCATCTGTTGCTGCCCCCTCTAAACTAAGTAGTTCAGTATTTAAACCCCTAATTTTACCTTCTAGATATCCTGTATTTAATAAGTTATAGTAAAGCTCTTCAATAAACAAAGGAACCTCTTCTCTATTCTTACCAAAGTTAGACATACCCAATACTTTAGAAATAAAGTTTGCGTCTGATAAATCTAATGATGTTGTAAATGTGAATGTTTCAGCCTCTTTAGTAACACCTGAAATTTGGAACTTACTAAATGGGTCTTTAGTTACACCTGAATAAGTACCTGAGGTATTTAATACAACATCTGTTAAACCTGTCACTTGGTAATCAGGTCCGTCATCAGTACTGTAAGTTGCTATACCTCTTGAACGTAATGTAGAAATTACCATCTCATGGTAGTCCGTTATTGGTGTACCAGAAAAGTTAGTTACATAAACAACACCTTCACCTGTATAATCGTTACCTGAAGTATTTGTTAGACCAGTAATTGCTAAACCAAAACTAGTACCGTTATAAACGTCACTACCTACATATGGGAACATAGCGTAATACCAAGAATCATTTTCAGACGCAGTTAAATCAGCAACATCTGTAGTGATACCATCAACACCAAATACGTTAGTGGTACCAGTCCAAGTACCCGAAGCACCTGTAATACTATCATATGTACTTCCACTAACTGTACCGAACACATATGCGGTCTTACCTGAATTAGATGGTTGTGCAATATTACTGTAAGCTAAAGACTTAAAGTTATCTTCTAACGTAGATACTCCACCCGCAAAAGTTGTGTATGGGTGAGTAAATACGTCTTTAATTGATGATGGTAAATTTGTATAATCGGTAATCTCAGTATTAGTACTTGTCCCTGAAGTACCTGAGAATGAAATTGAGTACGCGGTTGCAGGTGCAGTTGTAACCCCTACAGTTGTTTTATCAACATTACCAATTGCCGATATTGACCATGATGGACCCGCATCATATCCTGATAAACCAAGGACCCTTGTTACAAATAATTGATTTGATTGTTGTAAGTATGCCTTTGCTATATAAGCCGCTTCATACTTAGGTATTTGAGTGTTTAAAAATCTCGTTGGACTTGTACCACCAAAATACGAAGTAAACTCATCAAAATTACTGATGAAAATAGGTTCAAATGCTGGACCCGATAAGGTTTCACCAACAATACCCAGTGTTGTTACACCGACACTTTGTGCTACAAAACTTAAATCTCTTTCTGATGTATATACACCGGGAGATACGAATACTTTGTCTGCCATGTTAAAATAGTTTTCTTTTTTTAATTTATTTTATCATAAATATTAGAAAAAAACCGAAAGTACAATTATAATGGCACTATATTTATTTGTAAGGCGCTATTTTTTCTACCTTTTTTCTACCTTTTAAAAAAGTACTGTAACAACATGAAAATAAAGAATTTAAAGATATCTGAATACCACCACAACTTATTAAAGTCGCACTGCCAAAAGAAGGGACTTAAAATCTATAAATTTGTGGAAAAATTAATTGAAGAAAATTGTAAAGAAGAAACTGACTTATATGGGGAATAATTAATCGTTAAAATTAATTCTATTTTTCGTTTTAATAATAGACTCTTTTGTGTCGTCAGATTTAATTACCTCAAACCTAACTTTATCGTTTGAGTTAATTTGTATTAAAGATAAATCATCACCCAAATAGTCATCATTAACATACACAGAATATGAATTAATATTTTCGGTATTAAGTACACTTATATCAAAAGTGTATCTATACGTTTCACTTAATCCCGTTATACCTTCTCTAAATAAGATATCAAAGTCATAATTCTGAGGGTTAGGATGTCTACTAGCCACTTTTCTTTTTCTATCGGTGGAACCTGTTTCAAAAAGACTTATTTCTCTTGAAATTGCGGGAAACACCTCAAACTCCTCTTCGTCTATTAAAAATCCCATCATAAGGAATTCATAATTTTGAATATAGTATTTTCTTTTCTCAATATCTAATACTGACTCATCAGAAACATTGTTTAAAATAATCGGGATATAATGTCCCTTTACAAAAGTATATGCTTGTCTTGATGAAAATTTTTGTAAAACAATTTTATTAAATTCGTTTAGATGACGCATCTTTGTACAAAACAATTTTACGTTATATGTAATATCCACGGGTACAGGTTGAGGAATTTTATATATATCCATTCCCTTATTATTACCGTCCCACGTTGGAACCTTAGCATAATAAAATTGTTTTCTGTTAGGTATCGTATATTGTAATGATGGATTAGTTCCATATTTTACATCGGGTTGTCTTACTGTGGCAACAAAAGGAGGTTTTATATTCTTATCCAAATCTTGGAATCTCCATGTTTCAGTGAACTGCGACCAGTTTTGGGTTGTGGTGATAATATCTATAGGGTTAACTTTTTTACCATCAGCAACCATCTCCAAATCGTCACGAACAAAATCTAACATACCCCTATCCAAATCGGCGTGTAAAACACTTTTAGGTAAATAGGTTCCATCCTCCTGAATAAACTCAAGAAGTTCTTTCCTTCTATCCATCAAAGTTTTTGAGGGTATAATTTTTAAATCGTTTTTTATTTTTTTAGGAAATGCCATTACCCTACAATTTCATTAATATGGAAAATTTTATTTTTTGTGTTAATCATATCAATCTCATTTGCCTTATACACAGGTTCTTCTGTTTCTTTATTTACAAATGAATCATACTTGTATGGGTTATATGTAATAACTTTGTCGTTAGTTTCGGGAGGCATATCACCACAAGGATATTCACAATAATCAATCAAATCACCTATTACAAACGCATGAACATTTTTTCGCATTTCCTGTCTTACTTTTTCTTTACCACCCTCCCTCACTCTAAACTCAACATTTCTAAGCTTTACATAATCGGCATACAATATAACACGACCATTATATGTTACAGAAAAAGTTTTTTTATGTAAATTATAGTATACCATAACACGAAGACCCAAAAATTCTTCGTTAACCTCTTCTTTGATTAGACCCATTTTGGATTTCATCTTACTAATTTCCTTTATAAGTTTTCTATTCATAATCCTCTAAATTCATTATCGTTTACAGGTGACGCAGTAATACTTCTGTAAAATGGTTTGTACCCACCATAAGTATGTTTGTTATCACTAACAACACGTCCATCGTTAACAACGGTGTAGTACCTAACACGAGACTCAGTTTCGTAATAACCTATATAATCACCGTAGTCAACGTCAATACCAAGTTCGTCTAAGGAGTCTTGATAAACACCAACCTTTAAATTACCAGGTTCCATTTGTGTCATGCGACTCTGACCATAGTCTTGATTTTCGGGTTGTTCTATCTGAACATATCCACGGAACTCCACAGGAGGATGAAATTTTATTCCGTCCTCGACGGTTTCACCATATACATCATCGGTTTTTGTCTTCTGTCTATCGACCTTATATAAAACCAAAGTAAAATTCATATCACCTTCAAGCCATTCACGACCCATAGCAATATCCAAATTAAAATCCTCACCTCCGAAGAATTTATTTAGTCTCGTAATCGGTACTTTTCTTTGTGTCATTATTGATAAATATTCAGAAATATATTATATTTAGTAGTATTTAAGTACCAATTGGAAAATAAAAGTGTAAATAACTTGCCCGAAGTGAGGGCTCTTCGTATTCTCGAAGAATATGAGGGGTATAATAATTACATCCTTAGACTTCAGGGTAAAATGAAAAAGTTTAATCATTTTAAACTTACTCGGGCACAAGCCGATTATATCATAAAGTTTAAAGATACCTTACCTAAGGTTGCAAGACGATG